CGCGAGAACCGCGGCCCACCGGCCAGCGGTCTGCTGCGCGCCATATCGCTCACCGGCGCGGAAGTCGGCGCTCCGCTTCGGGGCGTCGACGTTTGCTTCGGTCCCTTCGTCAGGCGCGTCTTCGCCGGTCCCGGTGTCGTCATCTTCACCATTGGTCTCGTCCTCGTCATCGGCGGGCGGGTCGCCGGCCGGATCTGCGGGGGGCGTCTCGGGCGTCTCGGGTTCGCCGTCGGGACGATCGTCCTCGTTCTCGATCTCACCCTCGTCGTCGCGATCGGTGTCGTCGGTATTTTCCGGCTTGCCGGTCTCGGCGTTCATCTTGAACCCGGCGCGGGCGGCGAGGCGGGCGAGGCCGTGAAACATCTGGGGTGCGGGCATCGTGGTCAGGCTCCTGTGCTTTAGCGGTTTATCCGCCGAAGCAATTTACCCCAGGCTTCCGCCTCGGAGCAAACTTCACTGACTAATCCGATGGCCCTCGCGTCTTGGCCCATATAATCGAGACCTTCGGTTTCGCGCACCGTTTTTTTCGAGATGGCCGGCATGCAGGTCGCGACATGGTCGACGAACCATTCCCGGATGACATCGCACTGCGCCTGAATGTGCGCCTTCGTGCTTTCGGGTAGCAATTCCACGCTGTTCGCACGGGCCTTTTCGCTGCCACTCCGGATGACGGTGACGTCGATCCCTTCCTTCTCATAGGCGCGGGCGAAGGTGGCGTGCACGGTGATGACGCCGATCGAGCCGACGCCGCCGAACTCGGGGCAGAAGACTTTGTCCGCGCACGCCGCGATCGCGTAGGCCGCCGAATAGGCGAACTCATTCGCATAGGCGAAGATCGGCTTGTCACCGCCCTCGCGCTGCGAGAGCGCGCGCAGGATATCGGTGCACGCCTTCAACCCGGCGACGTCGCCGCCGCCGCTATCGATGTCGAGCCAGATGGCCTTGATGTTCTCGTCCTCGGCGGCGGCCATCGCCTTCGCCGTGATGCCGTCGTAGCCGGTGGTTCCGCTGAACGGGTCCAGGCCCCAGCTTTGGGTCAGCGATCCCCACACCGGAATGATGGCGACGCCGTCGCTCTCCTCGAAGATCCGGCCGTTGCGGCGGGCGCGATCGGCGAGGGCGGCGCGGCGGCCGTCGGCGGCGAGGGCGTCCATAGCCTCCGCGCCGAAATATTCCTCGTCGCTCATCCGCAAGCCGGTCAGCGCGTATTTCGATCGCAGCGCCGACATGACCATCATCGCGCGGGACGGGTGCATCGCGAGCGGGCGATCCATGATCCGCTGCATCACCTTGCTCAGCTCGAGCTCGCGGTTGACGGGCCGCATCGCTTCCATCGTGTACGTCATCAGCTATCTGCCTGTCCGGAGGTGGTGGTCTGAGGTGGGTTCTGGCCGGCGCCGTTCTCGGCATCGGCATCGCCGCCGGCGTCCTGGGTCGCCGCGGTGGCGCCGACGTCGAGCATGACGCCGTGCTTCTCGGCGTACTTCTGCTCCATGCTCCGCTGCAGGATGTTCTCCTGCCAGTTGCCGCCCTGCGCCGCCGCCTCGTTCTGCAGCGTGCTCACGCCGGAACCCATGCGGCCCTTCGTCGCCTCGATCTCCTTGAGCGGGTCGACCCAGCCCTGCGCCGGCCCGGTCCAGCTGCAACGGGTATAGGCGGCACGCGCCTCGTAGAACGCCGGCGCGCCGGGCGGCTCCTTGAGGATCCCGAGCGCGAACGCCTCCTCGATGACGGCGTCGTAGATCAGGCCGGCAACGTGGTTCGTGAACATAGTCCGCTCGAACGACACTTGGCGCCATGCCTCCATGAGCGAGGAGCGCGTCGACGAATAGCTCGCCAGCGCGAAGTTGAGCGACAGCTGCTCGAAGCTGACGTTGAGGGCAGAGGCGAGCTCGCGCAGGAACGCATTGCGGAAGGGATCGTAATCGATCGCCGACCCTTCCAGATTCTCGAACTTGATCTCGTCGTTTGGCCCGAGGATCGGCAGACGCTTCGACCCGAACCGTAGATCGAGCTTGTCGTAGGCGTCGAGCTTCATGTCGTACTCGGACCGCTTCGTGCCGTCCTCGTCCGTGAACTCCTCGCGCGGCGCCATGCTCGCGGCGGCGGCCTCCGGCGACTGCGTCGTCTTGAGGTACGCCGCCATGTAGCTATGCGAGACAGCCGTCTGCAAAGATGCCCGGCTGTGCTGGCCGAGCATGTCGATCGTGCTCAGCACCGCGACCAGGTTGGTCAGCGCGCGCTGCAATCCCGAGCGCCGCTTGAAGAACCAGTGGAACGCCTGCGGGCGGCCGTATGGCGTCCAGCGCGGGATCCGCTCCCACCGCGCGACCTTCGATCGATCGGAGGGATGGGCGACGCTGACGTGCAGCGCGCGCATCGCGCCGAATTCGTCGACTTCGCGGCCGTCAATGATGCGTGGCTTGCCAGGGGTGCCGGCGAGATTTTCGGCGTCGGGGATATCCTTCGGCGTGCTCACCCGGTCGGGATCGACCAGGTGGACATAGGTCGCCCACTTCGAGCCGATCGCGTCGGCGCGCTCACGGTCATAGCCGATGTAACCGGCGACCTCGGCGTCGGGGCCGGCAAGCGTGCGGAACGCCTGCCACATCAGACCGCCGAAATGGTAATGCCCCTCGGCGTCGTTGCGGCAGAAGATATCGGTCGCCCACTCCTGGAACGCCGACGACGCCGCCAGCTGGTATTCCAGCATCCATTCCGGGCTCTGCTGCAACCATTGCAGATCGGGCATCGGGTTCGGCCGCAGCACGGGGCCGACGACGGTGTTGGATTTCCGATCGAGCGCGCCGCGGACGAGCTCGCTGTTGCGCTCGGCGTCGCGGGCGTTGACCAGGCCGCGGGCGCGGTTGCGCGACACCTCGGACTGCGCCGATGAGATCGGCGGCGTGAAGTCGACCTGGTTGGCGCCCTTGAGCCCCATCTGCCGATACTCGCCGCTATCCCAGCCGGTGCCGCGCAGCTTCGGCTTGCCGTCGGCGCGCTGGCCGACGACGCGAATGTTGACGTAGCTCATGCTCGATCGAACCTCATCCCGAGCGCGCGACCGCGGAGGATCCCGCCGTTAGCGCGCATTTCCTTTTCCTCGAGCAGCCGCGTCAGCAGCTTCTCGGAGCCCGCCATGTTGCCGCGGGTGAGCTCCATCCGCCGGCCGTCGCTGACGATCACCGCGACGTCGCCGCCGATCGTGGCCTCTTCGATGGCGTCGCGGAACTTGGCGATCTTCTCGTCCAGATCCTCGTCGCTGAGATCTTCGTACATCCTGGCCATGACGCGAGGCCCCTATTGCCGCTGGTTGACGCGGACCATCCGCGCGTAGGGCGATACCATTCCGGCCGGTTTCGCGTCTATGCCGGGGTCGATGTCAGGGCGGAATGGCCGCGCCCACCGCGGCGGCTTCAACCAGTTGATGCCGGGATCCTCGGGATTGAGGCTGGCGCGCACCACCTCGCAGCCGACATAGGCATCCCAAAGCTCGTTATCGCCATCCTTCACCCACTCGCCGCCGATCAGCTGCTCGGAGACGATCTCGCGGAACTTCGCCTCCGGTAGATTTTGCGGGGCATGCATGAACCCCGGGCCGGGAGTGAGGACGTTCTGCCGCTTGCGGACGATCTTCTTGAGCGAGAAAACGAGCGTCGTCCGCTCCCATACCGGGCCGAGCATGCTGATCGCGCGGCCGTCCTCCGGCAGTGCCTTGCCGCGATCGTCGCGCATCACCTGGCGCGGGATGCCGTAGAGCTCGCCGGTCTTGTGCGGGTTGCCCTTGAGCAGCGCGATCCGCCAGTCGGGGATCGGATCGCTGGCGCGGTGGATCACGCTCGAGGCCCACTGCCGCGCGTTCCATGTGGTGTCGTCGCCGCCGCCGGTATCGATGCCGACCTTCGCGATAGGCATGAACCAGTCCGGATCTCGATCGAGCGGATAGCTCTGCTGGAACACGGCGTCTTCCAGGATCGCCCAATCGCTCAGCGTGTTGAACGGATCCAGCTGCTGCATCCCGCGCTTACCCAGCCGCTGCGCCTGCTCGGTATTCTGCCACTGCCGAATATCGAAGGCATCGATCAGCCAGGACTCGCGGCCGTGCGCCGACCAGCCAATGACCGCAACCGAGAAACCCCAGGTCTGGATGTCGACGAACGCCGTCAGGAAATCGACGTCGTCCGGCACCCGGCCCATGAGATAGGCGCCACCGGACTTCATCCGCTTCGCGACGACATCCCACTTCTCGATCTTCACGTCCGCGGTCGCGCCCTCGTAGACCTCGCCGAGCGTCTTGACCGTCGCCTCCTTGAGATCGGTGTCGTCGAGCGTGTTGTCGAAATCGAGCTTCGCGCTCACCCACTCCTCGGCGGCGGCGTTCAGTTGCAGGAACGGCGACATGAAGCCTTGGATCGTGAAGCCCATGAACGACTGCACGATCGGCGGCCCGTCGACCTTGTGATCGCCGACCAGGCGCTGCCCGGGGTGGCACCACTCCGCGCTTTCCTTCTGCATGATGAGCCGTTCGCGGTTATTGATCTCGCCGCGGCAGTGCGGGCAGATCAGCCGGACCTTGTCCTTCACGAAGTCGAGCGCATCGAGGCGGTCGACGCCCTTGATCTTCGGGAGCAGCAGCGGGACGTTCCAATTCATCCGGATCGGTGCTTCCGCCGCCGGCGACGACGGCTTCCCGCAATGGAGGCAATTCCACCACCACAGATGCCGCAGCGATCGGCGCAGCACCGACTCGATCCCGAACTTCGGACCGATATCGGGGTGCGAGCAGATATACATCAGCGCCGCCGAGCCGAACTCGCGCTGACGGTTGAGCAGGCGGGTGAGGATCGATTTCGCGATCTTGAGCCTGTAACCGTCGATCTCGTCGGCGAGGATCATCGGCGCCGCCTTGCCGCGCGTCGTGTTGGCGGTGGCGGCGAGCCAGCGCGCCATGCTCTCGCCGATCTTCTTCCGGTTACGGGCCTGGCGCTTGTAGGTATCGTCGACGCGCACGGCGACGCCGGGATGGTTTTCCAGCATCCACTCGCCGCGCTCCTCCATGTAATCGTCGACGTCGTCGTCGGACTGCATGTACCAGAGCAGATCACCATAGGGACCGTGTTCAAAGCGTTTCAGCGCATGCGCCTCGCCGGCCAGCGTCTTCGCTCCACGGGCGTTTCCCTTCACGGCGACGACGGTGACGCCCTGCATATCGCAGGCGTCCATGATGCCCTTCGCATAGGGGGTCAGTGCTGGATCGAACTGACGTTTCTGTTCGCCGCGACCCTTCACGAACAGCTTGTCGCAGGCATATTCGTAAGTCGAAACCGCGCTCGGCGGCTTGATTACGTCGACATGCTCAAGCCAGGCTCGATTTGCCTCCGCGGCGTGTGCCATCTGCGCGAGGCTTAGCACTTCTGCTTCCAGTTGGAGCAGGTCCAGGTGTCCGGTCATCATCGGACGTGAGCATATCCTTCATTTCGGCATGGATACGCAACAGCAGGTCCTGACCCGCCTTGTCCGCGGCCTCGCGGATCTCGGGGGAGTGCTGGCCATTCGGGTCGACCAGCGTGCCGAGATCGTTGAGCGCGCGCTGCAGGATCGTGAAAACCTTCGACGCCGTCGACTGCACTTTCGGGCGCGGCACCAGCAGGCCCTGCTTCTCCCGCTCGGCCTGTAGATCGGCGCGCAGCGAATTCGCCTTCATCAGATCGGTGATCGAGAAATGCACCGCGGCATCCTCGACCCCGACCAGAGCGGCCAGCCGCCTGCCCTTGGCGTCGTTCTTCTCGTCGTCGCGGCGTTCGTGCCGGTCCAGCGCCTCGATCGCGCGGCGGCGCGGGTAGAGGAAGGTCTTGCCGTCGAGATCGTGCTTCGGGAAATCGAGAATGGTCTTGCGGAGGTTGACGAACGCCGGCTTTCCGACACCCCAAATCGCCGCCAGCTCTTCGAGCAGGATCTTCTCTTTCGGCCCCTTGGTGACGGCGAGAGCGGCCTTGATCCGCTCCCGCCGCGCCGTGGTCACTTCCGGTGCGTCAGCCATCAATCGGGCCGGCGATCTCGAGCAACCGGCGATACGTCGCCCGTTCGGCCTTCAACCGGCCCAGCGCCTTCTCGATTTCGCCGTACACCCACACCACCAGCTTTCCCGGAAACTCGACCTTGAACCGCGCCGCCAGCAGCGCCGGTTTCACCAGCAGGTACGGGAGCGACGACAAATCCGCCAGAGCGCCGGCGATGAACTCCTTTCGCGCCACCGGCGTCATCCCCTGCCCGATCGTGCGCAGATGCGCGGCGATCAGCGCGGCGAGCTCGGCCTGCTCAGCTTCGCCCGAATTCATCATCTCGAAATTGGTCGAACGCAGAGCGGAGCGGACGGCGGAAATCTGATCCGGCAGCAGCAGCTTCCTGATATCCGCCAGCAGCAGATCCGTTTCCGTGTTCCGATCCAGCAGCGAATATGCCGCGGACCGCTGCACGGCCAGCCTGTTCGGCCGGTCCAAAGCGACGTCCAGTGATTGGGTCGTGGGTTTCTGCGGTACGAGTTGCACGGTAGCCACCTTCGATGATGCGAGTGAATTCAGCTTGGCGAAGAACGAAATCGAGCCAGACGGCGAAGGGCTCGGAATAATTCCGACCAGGAGGATCCTCACCGCAAAGATAGGTGCTCGCCTCGATCACCTCAAAAGCGCGATCCCATGCCTTGATCGGCGAGCCGTAGATCGCTGCGCCTTCCTTGCCGCGCTTCTCGATTGCCGCGATTCGCGCCTTGTTCGCGACCTTCACCTCGGGAATGCGCTCATATCGAGCAGCCATCTCGTTCCAACGCTGCATGACGTGCGTCACCAGCTGATGCTCGTCGACAAGCTCACCTCCAAACAGATCACTGCCGAGTGCTTCGTCCCCCTTGGGGACCATAGGGGTACTTGGTTCCTCTTCTAGGTTCCTCTCTATACTAGGTTCTGTGACCCGTTTTCGGGTCGATTGAATTGACCCGTTTTCGGGTCGACTAATCGTACCGTTTTCGGGTCGACTGCCGGCTTCGTGGATGCGCCCCTTTTTATCGATCCACGGGCCTCCCCAATCGCGGTTTAGCTCGTAGACTTTGGTCCGTCCGAGCATTCCGCGCCGCTCCTCGGTTAGCGTCAGGATCTTCATTTCCTGCAATCGCGCGAGGCCGGCGTGGACCGTCTTCTTGTCGAGCGACGTGAACAGGCACAGCCGCTCGATCGAGGGGAATATCCGCTTCGTTTCGTGGTTCTCATGGTCCGACAAAACCAGCAGCAACAGCTTAGCCGTGGCCGGCTTTACTACCTGATGCTGCGCCCAATCTCTTGCGCCTGTGCTCACGCGAATTCACGCAGCGAATAGAGCATCCCCGACGTGATGCTGATCGTCAGGTCTCCGATGTCATCCGCGCTGCTGGTCGGATCGATAGACCATGCCGCGGCGGGCAGCTTTTCGACGCAAAAGGCGCGTAGCGTATCGATGGCATCTCCCGCAGAAATGCCGGTGCGCTGGCTGAGATACCTCGCGCTGATCGTCATGGTCTCGCCGTTGTCGCACTCAGCCAGCCAGATCAGCAGCCGGAACTGCATGTCGGTCAGGCTACGGATCGAGAGGACGTCATAGGTGGCGGAACAACTCATCGTGTAATCTTCCTCGCGTTGCGGTTGCAGACGGAGGAGCGCGCGGCTAGATCATAGCCGGTTCCGCACCACCCCGGCCTGCATCCGGGTTTCAGAAGCCGGTCCCGTTGTCGCGGGGCCGGCTTCGCTCTTTCTAGGCCGCGCGCTTCATCCGCGGCAATAGGGCGGCATCATCATCCCCGACGAAATCGGGGGGATAGAATCGCTCGCTGCGGATGGCCTGATGCGCGCCGAAGAACTTGGCCGGCTTGGTCGTCGGCTCGTTCGATCGGGACTTCACCCCCATCAAATCGACCACGCCGCGCGCCTTCCCCATGGCGATATCCCATTCGTTCCACTTCGCTTCGTCCTCCTTATTCGGTTGCTCTTTGGTGAGGTAGAATTCCGCCCGGTAGACGAGCAGAACATTGTCGGCGTCTTCCTCAAGACGGCCAGACTCTTTGAGATCGGCGACCGTCGGCCGGCGATCGGGGCGCTGGTCGATCGTGCGGAGCAGCTGGCTCAGCGCGAAGACGTGGCAGTCGTACCGCTTGGCGATCGCCAGCAGCCCCTCGGAGATATGATCGATGCGCGCCTTGCCCTCGAGCTTGCCGCTGGCGGCGACGATTTGAACGTAATCGACCACCACCACCTCGAGCTTCTGGCCCAGCCGCGCGAGCCGCGCGTGCTCGCGCCCGACGATGCCGGCGATCTGCTCGATCGTGACGCGGCCGGGGCAGACGGTGTTGAGCGGATATTCGCCGATGCGGCGCGCGGCCTCGTCGACGGTCAGCAATTCGCTCTCCGTCATCGTGTTGCGGACGAGGTGACGATAGGGCACCGGCTCGTCCATGCCGAAGGTGAGATCGGCCGCCATGCGCATCGCCAGCGTGTCGTCGGACATCTCGAGCGATATCAACAGCGTCGGGTGGCCGTTGACGGCGTAACCCCACGCCGCGGAACAGGCGAGGATCGTCTTCCCCATGCCGCTGCGGCCACCGATCACCGTCATCTGCTCCGGCGCCGCCGGGCCGAGGATGTCGTTCATCTCCGTCACCGTTGCGCACGTCGCGCCGATGCTCTCGCCGGCGGCAGCGCGATCATGGCGGGCGCGGACGCGGCCGAGCAGCGATCCCATCGGCACCAGCTTGTGCGGATTGCGCGCCTCCACCGCGCCCATCAGCGCCGCGGAGGTGTCGGCGGCGATATCGATCAGCGCGGCCGGCATCTCATCGCTGCCGAACGGTCGCGCGATCGACTCAATCTCGGCGATGCCGGCCAGCATGGCATCGCGGGCTTTGCGCCGCGTGGCGAACTCGATGATCTGATCGGCGAACGCCGAGGCACCGCCCAGCGCGCCGGCCGTCGTCAGCTTCACCAGCGTCCGGCCGATATCGATGTTGTCGCCGTTGTCGTCGACGATCTCGCCGGCGGGGAAATAGCCGCGCAGCGTGACCGGGCTGGCGACCTCGCCGTGCGCGCGGAGGTGCAGGATCGTCTTGTAGATCCGGCGGTAGATGGCGTTCGAGAAATGCTCGGGAAGGAGTCGGTCAGCCGAGAGATCGGCGAATTTGTTGTCGATCATGATCGCGCCGATCAGCGCCGCCTCGGTGGCGGGAACGGTAAGCGACGGGGACTCGAGTGTCATTCAGCGGCCTCTGCCGGGCGCGCGGCGGCGATGCGACGCGCAGCGATATCGGCATATTCGGGGTTGAGCTCGATGAGCGTGCTCGCATAGCCAAGCGCCTCGGCGACCAGGCCGACGGTGCCGGATCCGCCGAACGGATCGATGACGTGGCCCGGCACACGCGGGAAGCTGTCACAGATCCCGCCGCAGCCCGCCGCGGCGCCGCAGCAGCCGCAGACGGTCAGCGGTGTACCGGCGGCGATGCACCGGCGCGCGAGCTCGCGGGGGAACGTCGCGAAATGAGCCTCGCGCGTCCCCTCGATGTTGAAGGTCCAGACGTTCCGGCCGTTGCGGGTCTCCGGCACATAGGTCTCGACCCATGTGCCGGCGCGATTCTGCCCGGCCGTGGATCCCTTTGCCGGCTGATACTGGCCATCCTTGCGCCGGGCATGCGCGTTGCCGGTGACGGGTTCGCGCAGCGCCTCGGGGTTGAAGAAATAGCTCTCCGATCGGGACAGCAACCAGATCTTTTCATGCACCGCCGCCGGCCGATCGCTGATCGATTCGGGCTTCGGGTTCGTCTTGTTCCAGATGATCTCGGACCGAATCCACCAGCCGTCGTCCTGCAACGCGATCGCGAGGCGGTTTGGGATCATGCACAGATCCTTCGGCTTCAACGTGCCGCCGGCGACGATCCGGCCGCCGTGCTCGCGGTGCGTGACGAACCGCTGGACGCCATCCGACGATCGCGTCGTGCCACGCGGCGCAACTCGATCAGGCTGGTAAATCGGACCGACCGTCGAGAACGGCTTGTCGCGGAAAGTGCGATCGTCGGAGCCGTCGGCCTTGTACGCCGCCGCGGATTTGCCATTCGGCGCCGCCGCATAGCAGTCACCGTAATTGATCCAGACCGTGCCGTGCCGCTTGAGCACGCGGCGGATCTCGCGGAACACGTCGACCATCACGTCGAGATGTTCGCCAAGGGTCGGCTCCATACCGATCTGCCCCTCGACGCCGTAATCGCGCAGCCCCCAATACGGCGGCGAGGTGACGACGCAGTCGACGCTCTGCGCCGGCATCAGGCGCAGCTGGTCGCGGACATCGCCGACCATGATGATCGGCGCGCTCACGTCCGCGCGCCCGCCATGAGCACGGCATCGCGCCAAGGCCGCGGGTAGATGTTCGCGATCGCCGGCAGGGACAGGTAATAGTCCAGGACGCCGAGGGCATCGGCGGCGTTATCGTCGGTCGGATACCAGCCATATTCGGCACAGCGATCGAGGCTGCGCTGCTTCGCCTGCGCGCGAGCGGTGAGCTTGCCCTGCGCCTTGAAGTTGCCGCGGCCGAGGAAGTGCTTCCGCCAGGTGCCGATGTCGACCATGAAGCACCGGGCACCGATCCGGTGGGCGAACCACTCGCAGAACGAGCCCATGCCGATCAGCGAATAGACGGTCTGCGGATCCACGTTGCCGCCGATGTGCTGCGCCTCGTAAACGATATCGGTTAGCGGACCGATGGCGTGCTGATCGGCGATCAACGCCCGCAGCTTCTCCATCTGCTCCCCCAGCGACCCCGCCGGCCGCTTCAATCGAACTGACCCGTAAAACGGGCGCGCCATGTCCTTGCCATAGCGCGCCCATCCGCATTGGGCCGCGAGATCCAATGCCAGAACGCTCATTATGCGAGCGCGTCCGGCGCGCCGCCGCCGAGGTGCGCCTTCGCGGCGTCCTTCGCGGCGGTGCCGCTGACGACGGCCAAGCTCGGCTTGCCCTGCCGCTTCGGCTTGGGATTCTCGGCCAGCTTCTCGGTCGTGGTCGGCGGCGCGCCGTCGGCCAGCGCCTTCGTCTCCTCGTCGGTCGCCATCGGCGTCGGCGCCGGCGTCGTCTTCGCCACGACCGGAGCGACGTGCTCCGTCTTGCCCTGCGCCTGATCGACGAGATCGACGTGCAGGCCGATCCCCTCGCGCTTGCAGAGCTCGAAGAACGTGCGCAGCTGATCCTGCTGCTCGGCGTCGTCATCGATCGCCAGGACGCGAGCGAACATCTGCGCGCCGCGCTTGTTCACCCCCAGCTTCTCGAGATCGCCCCACGCCTGGCTCGCCCGACCGCTGGCCTGCGACTGCGCATCCTTTGCGTCCTGGATCCGGCCGTTGATGAGCGCGAGCGCCGCATCAAAATCGGGTCCGTTTACCGCGCGTTCGACCGCGTCGGCATTTGCTCGTCTTCCCATGTCTCACTCCGATTGGGGCGGGATGCCCCGGTGGTATCGACGCCTAAGCGGCGGCCGATTCTTGTGCGGCGGCGTCGTCCAGGATGTCGACCAGGAAGACGCGCGAGCCGGCGGCGACGCTGTGCGTGGCGAACCGGCGGCCGGGATTGGTGGTGGACATGACCGATATCGTCGTGACCATGCTGCGCGGAGGCACGTCCGCGGTAAAGAAATCGCCGACCTGCTGCATCTTGTCGAACGGGAAGCGGTCGCGCGAATATCGGGGTCCGACCTGGTCGGAGAAATCTGTCATCGTGGAAGGCCCTTGACGGTTGCAGGCCCTGGATAGGCCCCGCCGCTTCGCCCCGTCAATCCTGACAAATAACAAATTATTGGCTTGCGGGATGTGAACAGGCCAGATACGAAAGCGGCACCAAACGCAATCAAGGGCCTTACCCATGCGCAACCTCAGTCCTCGCGAAGCAGCGCGAATTCGCGCCTTATTCCCCAACATCACCTGTGACCTGGCCGTCGAGGAAATGCTGCGCGACTCCGTTCGCCGCTGGCAGGAAGCGCGCCTTCATCGGTTCCGCTGGACCGTGATCGGCTCGGCGCTGCTGCTCGATATCGTGGCAACGTGGGGCGTGCTGGCCGAGACGATCAGCCGGTTCTGGACGTCGACGATGTTCCTCACCGCGATCGGCCTGCTGGTCGGCATCACCCCGTCGGTCCTGCGCTCGATCCGCTCGGCGGATTGAGATGCACGACGACATCGAGCGGGTATTCTGCCGCGATAACCCGGCGGATGCCGATGCGTTCGTCGAGGGCGAATATCTGCACAAGCGCCGCGGGCATGTCGCGATGCCGGTGCGGATCTGGTGGGGGCCGCCGCGCGATCCGGAGAACGGCGGCGAGATGGATCGCAGCCCGCGCTGGAACGTCGAGATCGCCGGCGACAGCCTGATCCCCGACGAGCGCGACCCCGGGTACGTCCCGGTCGCCCGGCTCGAGGATGTCTGGCCCCGCGCGCTCGGCACCCGCGTCGATCGCCCCGAGACCGCCTACCGCGGCGCCCGCGTCGATTACGCCCGCCGTCATGACCCCGAGGATCCATTCGCCCACCCGCAGGGCCGGCTGGATCTGCTCACCGCCACCATCCCCAACTGAGGAAGACGCAATGTCTGTTCTGATTACTCGCAATCCGGAAACGCCAGAAGAGCAGCGCAAGCTGACCGACCTGCTGTTCTCGCTGGACCATGAGCAGCGCATTCTCAATGCCTGCGGCATCCCTGCGCACAGCAAGGACATACCGAGCAACATGGACTCCCGACGCTTCCATAAGGCGCTGCGTCGTCAGCAGACTGCGGCTGCGGTTCGCGTGGCGCAGTTGCGGACTCAGATCCGCTATGAATTTGGTGTTGAGGAGTGAGCAATTCCTTCAACGACGAGCTCGCCGGCGCGGGCCACAACAGCGGCGCGACGCCGGCCGAGCTGGTCGGCGACGAGATCGACTCGGCTCTGGCGCAATACGTCGACCGCTCGACGGCGCTGGTGAAGTCGGCGACCGATCGCGTCGTCACCGACAACGACAGCATCGGCCGCGCCGCCGACACCCAGGCAATGATCCGCGCCTTGCAGGACACGATCTGGGCGCGGGCCAAGGATGTCGCCGCCCCGCACACCACGGCGACCAACGTGGTGAAATCGCGCACCGAGCGGTTCCTGGCCGATCTGGCGCAGGCCGATGAGATGCTGACCGGCAAGATCCGCGACTGCCGCACGGCACAGCGCGCGCGGGCGGCGGCGGCGCGGGAGGAGCAGCGGCAGATGGAAGCCGAGATGCGCGGTCCCGAGGTCGTGAACCCGCAGGTCGATAGCACGCCGATCGCGCTGCCGAAGGTGCGGGGCGATTACGGCTCGACGGTCAGCGACCGCGCGCTGACCACCTATGTCTACGCCGATGCGCGCAAGCTGCCGAAGGCGCTGTTCGAGATGCCCGTTGTCGCCGACGCGATCCAGAAGGCGCTCAAGGTCTACATGAAAGCGCACCCCAAGACGAAGGGCGTCACCGCCAGCACCGACATGACCACCACCCACCGGAGGCCGATTTGAACCAGCGACGCAACAACGGCGGCGGCGACCGCCAGCGCCAGAACAACCAGGTCCAGCAGCGCAGCGACCAGGGCGACGACAACACACAGCTGACCGCGGCGCAGATGCTGAACAGCGTCGTCCGCGGCATCGAGGGCATGCGCGACGCGATCGAAGCCGTGCTGCCGAGGAACCAGAGCTTCGGGGCATTTCGCGCGATCGTCATGATGGCGATCCGCCACAACCCCGACATCCTGACCTGCTCGACGACGTCGATCATCACCAGCTGCATGAAGGCGGCCTATGACGGCGTGATGCTCGACGGCGTCGAGGCGGCGCTGGTGCCGTCGATGAACAAGGTCAAGGATCCGGTCAGCGGTCGCGAATTTACGCGGCGCGATGCCCGCTACAACATCATGATCCGCGGTATGCGGAAGCAGCTGATCGCCGGCGGGATCGTCCGGGATTTCCAGAGCACCATCGTCTATTCCAACGACAAATTCAGCTACAAGCGCGGCCTCAACCCCTCGCTCGATCATGAACCCGTGCTCGATCACGACAAGCGCGGCGAGATGGTGGGCGCCTATTCGGTCGCCTGGTTCCACGACGGCGGCATGCCCTCGTTTGAGGTCATGAACAAAAAGCAGATCGAGGACGTCCGCGAGATGTCGCAGTCCGGTCCGGTCTGGAAGGGCAAGATGCTCGACGAGATGTGGCGCAAGACGGTCGCCCGCCGCCACCGCAAGGCGCTGCCCGGCGGCAACGATATCTCCGACATGGAAGCCCGCGACGACTTCCCGCAATTCGTGAAGGGCGACCTGACCCCGCACCAGGCGCACGACGGCGAGCTCCCGGCCAAGACGCAGAGCAGCGCCGCGCCGCGCCGCGCCGACTTCGCGCAGCTGGAAAACGGCGGCGGCGAGTCCGGCGTCCCGCTCGATCTCGGCAACAGCGGCGAGATGACCGCCGAGGAGGTCGCCCGCGAGGAGCAGCGTGAGCAGCAGCAGGACGCGCCGCGCGAGCAGCAGCGTCAGGCGGCGGCGCCGGCGGCCGAGCAGGAGCAGCAGGTCGAGCAGGAGCAGGAGCCGCGCACGATCGGCCCGGTCCCCGAGGGCTTCGAGACCTGGGCGGCGTGGGGCGACAGCGTCGTGTCGCGCATGAAGATCGCCGCCACGCTGACCAAGCTCGATGCCGTGGTCGACGAGACCAAGGCGCTGTTCGACGAGGCGCCCGACGATGTCCGCGCGCGGCTCGCCGAGATCTACGAGGAGAAGGCTACCGATCACCGCGAGGCGATGAAGTGAGCGACGCCCCCGCCGCCGCGCGGCCGCTCCCCTTCCCCGCCGCCGCCATGTCGTATTCGGGGACGATCCTCGGCACGCGCGGCGCCGGCAAGTCGACGACGGCGCGCACGCTGTTCGAGCACGAACTGGATCTCGGCCACCGCTGCGGCTTCATCGATCCGATGGGCGACGCCGCCGGCATCCGCCTCAATCCCGACGGCACGCCGTCGCGGTTCCAGCAGGTCATCATCTTCGGCGGCCCGAACGGCGATATCCCGATCACCGACCAGGACGGCGCCCGCGTCGCGCGCGTGGTGTCGAACGCGAACATCTCGTTCCTCGTCGATCTCTCGCAGATGATGGAGAGCGAGCAATTCCGGTTCATGACCGCGTT